ACCACCGATATCACGGGAACAGTAGGGAGCGCAAGCACCACCTCCACCGCGATAAGTGCCAGGCTGAAGACCCGCTCCTTCACATTCGGAAATATCGATGTAAAGAGTTGGAAGAGGGGGCAGTTGGGATGCGAAGTGAGCAACGGGGATCAGTTCACGATCAAGGTCAATACAATAGACCCGGATCGGACGAACACGGTACACACCGAGAATGCGACAACGAGCGAGGAGAAACTGATACGCTTTGGCAGTGGCAGAGCGAGAGGTTACGCCGCGAGCGTAGAAGTAGATGTAACAGCCGGGCGGCCTAGCTTTCGCCATGTATCGCTAGAAGCGATAGCGGGCGGAGCGAATGCGAGGAGGGAGATTGCATAGTGGCTATCACCGCCACAGTTACCCGTGGTTTTACCTTCGCCACAGGCGTGGAGACCGATGCCGCGTCTCTTAATCAATTGGGCGAGCCTACCGTCACCGTAGACTCCATCTCCGCCACCTCCGTTACCCTGGAGAATTTCACCGTAAGCACACTACCCGCAAATGGAACAACGGGCAGGATGATATATGTCAGCGATGGCGATGGTGGCAACCCGTGCCTTGCCGTCGATAACGGCACGAATTGGTTGCGCGTAAACCTCGGAAGTGCGGTGAGCGCCACCGATGCAGACGAATACCTAATGGCAGAATGAACATACTAGAACAAGCTAAGAGGTTTTACGATAAGACAGGCGGTAATATGTTTGCGGATATATCGGCATACTCTGCCAACGGATATGTATTCATTACCCCTACCACACTACTTCTTGGTAAGGCAGTAAGGACGGACATTGATACACATCCTGACGACCAATGGAATCCACCTGGAGCGGATGCATGGTATGTGCGAACCGCTATAGGGGAGGACAGTATAAAAGAATTTATCTCACGCATACCATACCCATTACCTTTTGTTGGATGGATGCGTGAACTGAAAAAAAGACCAATTAAATGGTACGACTTTAATCGAATTAATCGGAGGAAATAAATAATGGGCGGCGGATCACCAACTTACAACTATCCTGAACAACCAAGCTACGGCGAGGGCATGGCAGATGCTCTCAAAGCACAGGTCGAGCTACTCACGGGTACAGGAGATTTTGCTGAGATAGCTCCTGACGGATTAGAAGGACTCCTCCCGCTCGAAGAGAATATCCGTAAGAAGACAGCACAGACGGATACGGATGTTCTGCGTCAGACATTGTTGGGTACACGCCAGGAGTCAACTAGCGGTACTTACGATGATCAAGGTCGATTGGTCGTTGGATACGAGGGTGGTAAGGAAGCGACAACTACCACTAGGACAATTGAGCCTGAAGCAAGATTTAGAAATGCAACAACACAGGAAAAAGGAACAAGTGGCTTCTTTATAGGTGGTGGGGCTAGAGGAACTGATTACCATCTTAGTGTTTTAGAGTTTAAGGATAAGAGTGGAAAAGTAGTTGATAAAAAATATGTTACATCCACATTAAATATGAATGGCTTGAATCGTGAGCTTGATGCCATCCCCGGTGGACCTGAACAAATGTTTAAACAGTCATCTTCTATTAAGGGATATGCCGATGATTTAAAAGATGTCCAACTCCTAAAAAAAGATCCAACTTTAAAGTATGGGGAGGTTGTTAAAAATAAAATAGAAACTACAACTACAATCCCGCCCAAAGACGCAGTCCCTGTTTACGGTAAAGATCCAAACGGAAACATAATCGTAGATAAATCAAAAGCGGGACAGACGGAAACAATACCCGCCTCATTTTCAGGGGACGGCATGATTAATCTTCTCGGCGACAGTCGTAATGCGATTGATCCTGCAACGGGGTTACCCTCAGACCGCCAGGCAGGCTTTGATGCAGATGGTAATTTCCTTGGACTCTCCGCCCTTGCAGAGGATATACAGCGAGGTAACTTATCCCGTCAACGCGAGGCAGACCTGGCGGATGTTGAGCGCTTATCTGATCGCTATCAGGGAGTAATGGAGGATTACAGACCCGCCGCTACAAGCGGATTGGATGATGCCCGTCTTCTGCTTGAGCAACAGCGCGAAAACCTCACAGGATTACGCAAAGCCACACAAGCGGATGTGGATCAAGGGTTGGCAACAGAGGTGGATGAGATGATTCAGACAGGTAGCGGATCAGGCGGACCCGTCACAATACCCACAACCGATACCTATGGAGGCGATGTAACCGCCGCAACGATGGATGCCGCAGAAGTTGCAGATCCATTGAAGTTAACGGCAAACACACAATTCCAGGGACAACTCGCAACAGGTGCAGATAATCAGGACACTCTACGCTCTAAACTTTTAGGAGATGCAAAGACTTCACTAGACACAGGTCTTACGGATCGCGAGCAAGCACAGATCGCAAATGCCGCCCGTGCGAGACAGACTCTCATGGGTAGAACATTTGATCAAAGCGGTGCTATCGCAGAAGCGGAAGCTCGCGTCCAGGAGGATAATGCTCGCCGTATGCAAAACCGCTCATTTGCACAATCTGTACTTGGGCAGGAAGCAGGATTACAGCAGGGCGACATTACTCGCGGTATGGCACAGGAGAGTGAGCAGGCAGGATTACAGCAAAGAGCAGACCTTACACAGGCACAGATGGATCAACAGGCTAACGCATTTGGTGCGCAATCCACTCAGCAGGCACGAATGGCAAACCAAGCACAGCGTCAACAGGCTAATCAGTTTGGCGTTGGTGCCGAAATGGATGCGGAGCGTCTGAACGAAACACTCCGTCAGCAGGGATTAGCTAATTACATCAATGCGGTGGGTAACCTCGCACGGATGGAAGATCAGTATATGCTCGATCCATTCCAGGCGCTACTTGGACGGGGTGGAGGAGGTAGTCTGCAAGCCGGGCAGTCCGTATTCGGACAGGCGGGCTACGGGCTAAACTCAGGACCGCAATACCTTAACCCGGAAGCGGGATTAGGATACATCTCTAACATGGCGGCTAATCAGGCAAATATGTATGCCGCAAATGTAGCCGCAGATGCAAGCAGAAGTTCGGGTATAATGAGCGGACTAGGCGCACTAGGAGGAGGTTTATTAAGTGGAGCCGGAGCCGCCGCAAGCGGAGGTGGGACATTATTCGGAGGTTTCTGTTGGGTAGCACGCGAAGTGTATGGTCCCACAAATCCCGCATGGATGCAGTTCCGCGAGTGGATGTTCACCGAATCTCCGCAATGGTTCTTCGAGCTTTACCGCAAATATGGCGAGCGCTTCGCATCCTGGATAAGCGACAAACCTCGCCTCAAAGGAATTATCCGCAAGTGGATGGACTCTAAAATAGGAGACAAATAATCATGGCAAGACGACCATTCTTTTCAGGCAACTACGGATCCGCGCTCGGATCTACCGCTAATGCCGCCAACCTCATCGCGAGGGCAGGGCAACAGCAAGGGCAAATGTACGCAAACATGGGCGCGCAGATAGGAGGCATGATTCAGCAGTACGGGCTTAATAAGGAGAAGCAGAAGAAAGCTGATGCTCGTATTAAGTCTGCAATGAATGGCATGAGTGAATTTGTGCAGGCAGGAGTATTATCTCCTGAGCAAAAAACAATGGCGGAAGAGTTTTTAAATGATCCTAAGAAATCCTCTGTTGAGAAAGTTGCGTTCATTGAAGAGCAGGAAAAAAGATTGTTTCAATTACCCAAACTGCAGTTAGCACAAGCCCAAGCAAAAGATGCCACTAATCAAGCACTTATAGGAGAAATGACAAAAGATAATGAAATTGCTATGTCAGGTCTTAATTTTACTGCAAAAACTTTGATGAATCGTGGGTTAGAGCTCAATAATCTTATTGCTACCGCAAAGAGTGAAAACGCAAGAGATAAGCTTCGTCAGGAAAAAGAAATAAATGATTTAAATATTGCTCAACTAAGAGAGCAAACACGCGGCATTAAGGGAAAAAATGATATTTTTGATTTAACAAAAGACGAGTTGGTTAATCAGAATAAATTAAAAACACAAGTAGCTATGCAAGGAGTGCTTCTTAATTCCGCTCAATTAGAAAAATTAAATACCGAAATAGGCCTTCTTGGTGCTAATCAATCCGAAGAAAGAAGAAAACTTGAGGCACAAATAAGTAATCTAGAGGCAGACACTAAAAATAAACTAGAAGAGGCAAACCTTTTTAAAAATCAGGCAGATCAGATGGATGCACTTATAAAAGGGTCTCCGACAACTGACTCAACATTATTTAAATTGGACAGCATAGAGGAAGGTGCACAGGGAGATATTACAGGTAAATTCAAATCAAGCGTTAACGCTATTGGTGACTTTTTAAATCTAGGTACACCTTTCGACAAGTCAAGAGACGCTAAAGCGCAGGTCAAGTCTCTAAAAAATGCCTTACTGCCTGCTTTTATTGAAGGATATAGCGAAAGAGGATCAGAGTGGGCAAAGAAGACTGCTGAAGAAATTATACCTAATGAAAATATGACTGATGGTGAGTTTAGGGCTACTCTACGAGAATTACCAAACAAGCTTGCAGAAAAAATGAGGGTTGATCGTTCTGCATTAGGAAAAAAATTAGGAACAGAAGCACAACAATTAAGAATGGCTAGAAACCTAGAAGAATTTCCTGTCTTAATTCAAGACTTAGAACGGATACTAAAACAAGATGAATCAATGTCTCAGGGTAGTCTTTCAGATGAGGAATTGATGGAAAGGTTCAGATAGATGTCAACTATTAACAATAGAGAGGAAGCAAAGGCTGTTGTAAGACTTATTGATGAAGGTAAAATTGTAGGCGAAAATAAAACAAAAGCCTTATCTGCTTTAAGGAAATTCGAGCAATTAGATAGACCTTCATCTATGTTGCAACTCGTAGATGCTCCCGCAAAAGGTTTCAATACGGGGTATTTAGCTGATATCATCGGTGCCCCTGTTGATGCTGTAAATAGTTTGCTTTCATTTGCGGGGCTTGACACTAAAGCACCATTTGGGGGAAGTGAGTCAATTAAAGAAGCTTTGGTTGCCGGAGGTATGGGTTATCGCGATGAGGAAGAGTTACCTTTTGATCAACGAGCATTAGCAAAAGGCGGGCGGGTTGTAGGTCAAGGTCTTGGAATGGCGACACCTATATTTGGAGCGGCAAGCAGATTATCTCCTGCTCAAGCGGCAATGCAGACTGTCCCTAAAGGTTCTATCGTAAAAAACTTAACTAGCGATATGGTTAAATCTACTGCCCGTAGCCCTGGAAAGATGGCGGCACTTGAAGGTGGAACTTTAGTAGGGGCAGGTCAGGCAAGAGCAATCGCAGAGGCGGTTGCGCCTGGAAACGAATTTGTTGGAATGCCTGCCGAAATCATTGGTGGGGTTGTAAATCCCATAAATACTGCAAGAACAATAGGTGGTAAAACCAAGGGATTGCTAGAAGGTTTTACTCCATCAGGTCGCGAGGATGCGGCATCCCGTAAAATTCGCGATATTTTAGAGCAAAACCAATTCCTTACCAAAGATCCCGAAGTGGATGAGCGCAAAATGAGTGACTTGGTCGAACAATTGCGTGGAGCCGAGGGATCAGGTACTACCGCCCAGGTCACTTTAGATCCTCAAGCAAGGCAAGCCTTTACTGCAACAGAAAACAAACTTATAGCTGATCTAGGAGATGAATTAAAGACTGCGATTAATACTCAAACCAAAAAGGCGGCTGATGAATTTAATAAAAAGATTCGTAAGCTAAATAACTCGACTAACCCATTGGTGGTGAAAGAAGCGCAGGCAATGCGGATAGAGTTTACCAATAAGAAGCTTGATGGGATGGTTGAAAAAGCACAGGACAGGGCAGTAAATGCCGTAAGTCGCGTGCTTACTAAAAACAAAGATGACGCAGTAAAGGCAAGTGCCGAGGCCCGTCAGATAATTGATGACGAATTGAAGATTGCCCGAAATATGGAAACCCGTCTTTGGGATGAGGTTGATAAGGGCGTAGATTCGCCAACAAAGAAAACTATTGAAGCTTTTAACTCTATTAAGGATGAGATAAGTCCCAATGAGCAAGTAATGAAACCACTTGAAGGATTCATACAGGGATTGATCAAAAGGAAAGATGCCACCCTGGAACAGCGTCCTGGTAGAGGTTTCATCGCTACAGCACAAAGGCAGGGATTTAAGCCTGTTGTAAGAGTTGGTGCCAAAGAATTATTCCGTAAAAGAAGTGTGGCGTTAAACTTAGCTAGGCAGGCTAAAGCCACCGGGCGATTTAATGACGCAAGAATGCTTAATAAATTAGCGGATGGTATGCTTGAGGATTTAAATCAAGTAACTGATGCAACTGCAAATGTAGCTCGCGAGTTCTCACGGTCATTAAACGAGAAGTTTAATACAAAGCTTATCCGTGGATTGAGAGAGGCAGAACCTGGTGTGTTTCTCGAAAAAGCAGGACAGGCATCTGATGCACAAAGAGCATTTAACTTTCAAGCGCTCAAACGAGCAACTGAAAGAACCGTAGATACAATGGAGACGGGAAGGACTACGGAAGTCCTTAACAAGTTACAGCGCGACTTTATGGAGTCTGCGGCGGCAGAAGTAATCGATCCATTCACGAATCAAATAAAGCCTGCGGCCTTGTCTCGCTTCGTGGATAATAATCAACTTACATTGCGTGAGGTTGGTATGCTCGATGATATTACTGATGTTGATAAGAAGGTAAAACTCGCCACAACACTTCAGGATACCGCTAAAAAGGGCAGGGCATTTATTGAGAAGAAGAGTCTTGCCGCACAGATTGCAAAAGGTTCTGACGATCTATCGGAAGTGCTTACAAAAGCTTTTGACTCAAATTATCAAGCGGACGCTTTTAAAGATTTAGTAAGAACCGTAAAGCGCTCAAAAAATCCTGATGCAATTGAAGGATTAAGGCATGGCGTATTTGACGAGTTAACTAAAAGAGCAACTATAAATAAAGGTGACCTTGAGGGTTTGATTAGTGGTAATAACCTGGAGCAATTATTGAATAATAAGGTTGGCAATAAGACGCTTAGACAGAATTTGTTAGATACCGGGCTTATTACTCCTGAACAATCTGCGAACCTCACAAAGATTGCGGAAAAAGCTAAGATATTTGAAGATGCCGCAACAGATCCGCGTAAGCTTGATACCATAATTAGCACAGGAGATGGCGTGATAAACTTACTTGCAAGATGGTCAGGTTCTCAATTGGGAGCAAAGACTGTTGCGGGTCAAGGCGCACCTTTAATGATGGCAGGAGCAGGATCAAGAGCTATGCAGAGAATGCTTGAGAAAGTACCCGCATTAAAAGTCCAGGGTGTATTAACAAAAGCAATACAAGATCCTAAGTTTATGGCATACCTTTTACAAAAAAGACCAAAGCCACAAAAGCAGTTGGATACTAGGATAAACGCATATTTACTACAGGCAGGATTACTGCAAGATTGACAAAATCCAAGACAGCAAGTAGCGTCTTAGCACAAGGTATATCATAGTACCTTTTCTTTCTTAAGGACCGTCTTTTAACCGAGGCGGTTCTTTTTTTTTAAAAAGATGTTGACATCAAATTAATCTATTGTTTTTACTGCTCCATCGCTTCATGTGATTAGGAGCATGTGACATAAACTTTTCTGTCAACTTACATAAAGTTTTCTGTCAGTTGACTCTTAATCAATTGGTTCGGGGTTCGAGTCCCCGGCCCGGTACCAAGTAGCATTGGTCGTGAATGCGTAACTTAATACGCAATAACCACATATTAAAAAAATTCACGCCATGTATACTTTACAAGATTCCGAAGATGTTGCACAATCCGGCACCCCTATGATATCTCAAACCGGATTTATTCGCTTTGAAGGTGTACGGAAACAATTGCCCATTTCGGAACTCTTCGAGACTTACATAACGCAAACGCTAGTCGCAAAGCGACAGGCGAATGAGCGCACCAAGCGCAATAATGTTCTGCGCATGGATCAGATCCTGAAACATTACGGAATCGATCCTGCGGATTCAGACATATCCGCATTTGCTAGTAAAACGGGAGCGGGGATTCCGATCTGCGATGATTGGGTAGCTCGGCGCGGGAGTAACGAGATGCGTCAGGCGAGAAGTATTTTCAGTAAGGCGTGGATAAAGAGGTATAAGCAGTTAGGTATTGATACCTCATGGTTTAGTAATTGGATCGCGTTGAGTTTGGAGGGCGTGCAGGTCACGCCATTTGATGCGAACCGTAAGGAGTTGGACAAGATCCGAGAGGCGTGCGAAGCGCTGAAGGAGTCTGACCCTCACATGTATTTGATGTACGCATTAGCGTACGGATTGGGTCTTCGGAGTAGTGAAATCCAACGGGCAAGGTTTGATGATCTGCACGAAGACTTCGATGGAAACAAACTGATAAGGATACATAGTCCCAAAAGCGGTGGTGAATACCAAGATCGTCCCTGCGATCCATCGTGGTGGGAACTTATCAACTCCCATAAAACATCGAACGATGCTTTAATCGTTCCGGTGCAGGAGGACCGCATAACGCGCGAGTTTCCATCTTTTTTAAGGCGGAGGTGCGGGGTGGTGGATGATCGCCCCGTACACCGTCTGCGGAAATACTGCGGTCACCGGGTGATGAGGAATAATGGGAATAATGCTTTTGTGGCGAGTAAAGCGCTCGGTCACTCAAGCGTGGAGATCACCTCCCGTGTGTATGTTGGAATGCCTACGATCCAACGGAGCTTTTAAGTAGGACTTAAAATTTCTTGCCCAAGAAACAATGCGTTATAAAACCACAGAAAAAATAACTACAGATGACTACAATACATACCACATCGGTAATGGACGGTCTTCGCTTGGAGCATGAAGGCGGGAACGAAATTACGATAACAGCAGAAACGCCCACAAAGGTGGGCATAGATGTTCTGATTAAAGAGCTACTTACTTTTTTACCATCTTTAAATGAAGGGGTAGCGGGAGAGAATGTTCTTCTGCCCCCTCATCAAGCGCCTTACAGGCGGCCTGAAGTAATAGATCAAATACCTGGGCCTGCATAAGCCCGGTGCTATCACTAACTGCTTTAACTTTTTCTCTGACTGAAGGTGAAAGCCTCAGAGATACAGGCTTTGTAAGTATTTGTCGTCCCATGTGGACAATAAAAACAGATAACTACATGCAAATACAACAAAAAAATAACAAATAATATAAAAATAATAATGGGATTCTTAGATAATATAAAAGATGTTCCGCAAAGCTCTTCGAGCGGAGGCGGTAATTATATGAAATTAACGCAAGGTGCGAATCAGTTTCGCATAGTTGGATCTTCCGATGATGGTGGAGTAATTCAGGGTATGCTAGGTTGGGCGAGTTCCGCTGATGGTGGAAGAAGACCACATCGTTGGAAGATTGGCGAGGATGCTCCGATGAGTTTTGAGGAAAAACCAAAGCAGTTCTTAGCGATGCTCGTATATAACTATGACGAGGAGCGTATTCAGATACTAGAGTTGACTCAGGCGAAGTTACGCCAGGAGTTAATCACGCTTGCGAAGGATGAGGATTGGGGAGATCCACGCAAGTATGACTTGAAGATTGTCCGCAATGGTGAAGGTTTGGAAACATCCTATGCGATGACCCCATCCCCGCATAAGAAGCGTAGCGATGAGATCAATGCGGCGGTAAAAGCGATGAAGATAAACCTCGAAGCTTTGTTCACCGGAGATGATCCATTTGCGGAGCCTACTCCTGCACCTGAGGATAACGCAAAAGAGGAGGACCCATTCTGATGGCGATTGGCGACATAAAAAAGATAGTGGCTGATTTCATGGGGACCACGGTGGATGAGATCAACTCCCGTAATCGTTTCAAGAATGTGGCGTTAGCTCGTCCGATGTTCTACTCGTATCTGTTGGGCAATACCCAGGAGGAAGTGGCTGAGAAGTTTGACCGAGTCCACACCAATGTGACACATGCGGTGAAGAAGGTTAAGCAATGGCGTGAGTGCGACCACGAGATTCGTGCAATGCTTGAAGGCATCGAAAGCGAGTATCCCCAACTGAAAGGATTGTCATGCTAAAAGATGGTATTACTAACGCAGAGTACCACGGGTCGGGCGAGTTATCTCGCTCGACTGCGTGGGCCCTCAATCAGACATGCCCCGCAA